CTGATCATTCGCATCATATGCAAGCTCAATAGGTGAGATACTTGTTGGGAATGCAGCGACAAAGTTATAACTCTTAAGGACTTTTTCATCCTTATCTAGTTGTTCAACTTTTAAATCAGCTTGATAATTTATTGGATTAACTTCTCCGGTATTCAACGAATGAGCATTGATGCCATTCATCCATCTTTCCATAGAGTTACGGATTGTGAAGTTTGTATCGTTGATACAAGTTACGCTCCATGGCTCAAATGTTCGATCACCAGCCATTTGTAACTGTCTGCCTCTGAAAGGAACAGTCATAGCAGGAATCGTAGAGCCAGGCAACTGCGCAGCTCTACACAAGAAAGATGTCAATTCAGCATCCCCATCGGTGGGAATAGCTGTTGGAAAGTTAACAGTAACTTTAAACAGATTGGGACGAGCGCCCCCACCTGCTAGTTTTGCTTTAAAATCGTCTACGCCTAAAACCATCTATTTGACCTCCTATACACCAGCGATTTCTGCGAAATCAACTCCGGTACGTACAGCAACAAAGTTAAGAGTAACAAAGTTGATGGAACGTGCAGGCTTGACTAAGACAGTCGCGACAAATTCATTTCTATCTATAACTGCACCAGTGTTGTTTGTTTCGTCACAAATCACACGGAAATCAGTTATGCCACGACGACCTTTGATGTCTCTTAAGAATGGTTCAACCACGCCAACAAATTCTGCTCTCGTGAATTCATCATTGAATTCGAACATAACGTTGCGAGCAGCGATTCCAATCGCCCTTTCGATAGTCAAGAACAAACGACGTACGTTAATACGATCGAATGCAGAAGGTCTTGCAAGCTTTGTCTTATCACCGAATAGTAGCAACCCTTGACCAGGAATATTCGCAATCGGGTTAATGCCGTTACGATATAGTACATCTCTCTGAGATTTGTTCGGAGAGTATGAGATACCTGTCACACCAAGATATTGTCCACGACGTGGGCCAGCTGGTGAGAACCAAGTTGCCGCAGTTACATCAGTCGCAGCCATAACACCTGCGGTTGATGAGTTTGCTGGGATAAAAATAAACTCATCGTTATATTTATCATAGACTTTAAGATAGTTATTATCAACTACTAGATACGATGACGCTGTAAACGTGGCTGCCGTCGCGACGGCATTAGTATTAGCAGCGGTGGCTTGTAAGCCTACAATATCTGATCTAGCGGGAGATGCAACGACAACGCAATCTTTACGTTGACCTTGAGCAATACTTACAAGATCATTAACTATTGTAGTAGTATCTATCCTTGAAGCCATTTGAGGAGCAATCAGAAGATCTACTTGGATATTATCTTTGTCTTCAAATTGATCAAAACCAGTAATATAGTCACCTACGTCCATATTTTCTGATTCATCACCTTCGGTAAGATCGTAGTTTTTAGCAGCCAAGACGCCAGCCGAAAGTTGGAAATCAACGCTTGTATCAGCATCTAGCCCAGCATTTGCAACTGTATAATCAGAGTCATGCCCAGCCATCCAAATGTAGGATGACTTTCTATTGATTACGTCTCTTACATAATTTGTAGATCCGTCAGGTGTCTTAGCATTTTTTGCCAACGACATGAACGGATATGTTTCTAAGACTGTGCCTTTAGTACCTGAGAATTTGCCAAGGTTGTCAATTACAGCGACGTGAACTTCGTCATTAGTAGCTGTTTTACCTTCAGCAAACGGTGAAGTACCTGGTGCTGTGTCAAAGTTGTCTTTATATGCCCAAGCGTCAAATGCTGAATCAGCACCTTGTTGTGGGCACAAGGAAACTCTTAAGCTATTGCCCAGCGCGCCGGGCCATTTAGCTATAAATGTGTGTTTATCGGAATCAAATCCTGCAAGCGCTGCATCCCATGCATCACCGTCTTTGATTCTGACATTTGCTCCACTTGCTGCTTCGTTATGGTTATAAGCGTTATAACCGTCGGTATCGCCTAATACGCGAACAACTTGAAGAGCATTTGTATACTTGAGAAAGTACGCTGCCGAATGGAAATCGACAGCTGTTGCAGCCGTAGGAGTGCCGAAAGTGTCTGCCAGTTCTGCTTCATTTGAAATCAGAATTGGTTTTTCGACTGGGCCCCAACGGAAATTACCAACAAATGCACCGGTAGAAGAAGAAACTGCTGGCACCACACCAGATGCGTCAACCTCTCTAATGGTAATTGCTGGAGATTCTGAAAATGCCATAATTTCTGTCCTCTCGAAAATTTAAATTATATGCGGGTTCATAATACGGATTCTTTTTCACTCAGTCTTATTTATAATATTTAAATATCTGGCAAATATTCTATCGCCCACTGCCCGGCTGTTCTATCTTCTTCCCTTTGAATTCCATCTAGACCGTCATCTATAAATCCAAAAGGAGGTAAATCATCTTCAATTTCTTTCATCTTATTTTTAAACATCATTTCTTTTAAGTTAATGTCTGTCATATCCGAGAAATATTGTGTTGATACAAAATAACCTAGCATCACTAAATTCATAACTAGATCGTCATGATTACCGCTAGAAGCTTCATAAGAAACACCTTTAGCAACAAATGTAGATATTTCTAATATAGTATCATCATCAACAATATCTAACTTATTATTTTCTAATATATCTTTAAACGCCGAACATCCAAGTCTCTTAACTTTACGAGTCATCTCTACGCCTAATGCGTTTGCTTTAATCGCAGATTCGACATGCATATTTTCATATTCTAAATCATGATAAAGACCATTTGTCACAAGCGAACCCTGATCATTTGACTCAATTACGACATATGCCTTATTATAAGAATTCGCCCACTTATATATAATATTAGGGAAGAGTAATGGAGAGATAGTATTATTGCGATATACGGCCACCTGTTTAAAAGGTCTAGAGCTTATGTCGATTAAATTAAATGTAGAATAATCCTGTCCTCTTCCTTTTGAAACATCTACTAGCATGATATATTCATGCCCGCTTTGTGTTTCTTCATATATTTTAAGGTCGCCTCCTTCTAGGAAGCGCACAGGGTTTTTCATTCGAAGCTTTAATAAAGTTTCTGCATTAATTAGCGTATCGCCGGTGCCAAAAAATGTATTACCGAACTCTTGGTCAAATTGTAGCTGAGACGTATTTGCTACTGTCTGGGTTTTCCATTTCTCATCTCTGCCGGGAACATCCCACCAATCAACGCGAAAAGGCTTAAAGTCGTTTATGCCCTGAGAAGCCCCTTCCCATATCTTATGAAATACATTACCAATACCATTTGCAGTTGAGGTAATAATAATTTTAGTATCTTTACCAGAGGAAACAACCGGATAAGTCGATGTATAAAACTGAGCATCATTTTCAACAAACGCAAACTCGTCTAAATACAATAACGACACAGACATACCTCGAATTGAAGATCCAGATGTTGCTGCCGCAACGATACGCGAATTATTTGAAAACTCGATTGAACCCTTATTCAAAGCCTTACACCCAGGCTGCAAGAAGAAGGGTAAATTTTCTAGCATAAGCGTAATACGGCCAAGCATTTCACGAGCCGTAGCACCCTTGTTTGCCATTACAGCAATAGTTTTTTCTGAGTGAAATAATGCATACCATAACAGATACGCTACAGAAGATATGGATTTACCAGACTGTCGACATGCTAATACAATGTTAAATCTATTAGCGTTAAACTCATTAAACATTTTCTCTTGATATGGATATAGCTCAAATGGAACTAATCCCTCGTCAAGGGAAATAATTTTACAATACGTTATAGCAAAATACGCTGGATCTTTCATGCAACGAGCATACTCTAGGACTTCTTCATTTGTCCATTGAGCTACTATTCCGTCTCGTTTTACATTAGGATTGCCTAGGTATGTATCATTCTTTTGGGTTTGGGGTAACATCAATCATCTCACTTTGTAGCATACGCTGTAGATCTGCCGTAGATCCTACAAACACATTATTATTAGTAGTTCCACCTTGTAAAGCTTTAGTATTATTTTGATGAAAATCTTTTTTCTTCTTATGCATATCCATAAGATTACCATTGATGTCAGCAATGTTTTTCATCATATTAGATAAAACTTCAAAGGCACGAGGATGTTCAGTCGCTCTTGCAACCTCCATCATTTCTTCCATAGATTCCGATCCTTTTGCTAAAAGGTCGTGATATATTTTACGAGCGTACTCGAAATCGTTATTAGCAGTATTTGAATCCATCATAATGCACTGTCAATTCCTATAATTGTATTTGTAAATCCAAAGTCACTATCTGGGCTGGCATCGGAAGGATTAGTAGTTACTGTAATTCTTTCTAAAGGAATATCAGAATCGTTTAGGCCTGATCTAATATCAAGAATATCTGTAATAGCAGTACGAATAATACCTGAACTAGAGACTGGACCATGGAAATTAACATGCATGTCAAAGTCCATAGTATATACTATAGTTCTCCTAGAAGCAACTTCTCCTTCATAATCGTCATTCATTGTGACGCCAGTCAAAATAATAGGGACGTCTTCTTTAATAGTTTCAATGTCTTCGAACGGTTGTATCGATAATGTGTATTGAGGATTAAAGTATGGTATAACCTGCTCAACCACTTGTAACGCATCATCTTGCATTTTCGCAAAAACGCTTAACTGAAAGCTGATAATATACGGAACACCTACTTCAATTTTATTTCTAGATAAGACGGTTCCAGCAACATTAGGTCTAGCAGTAATATTATTTTTTGGCAGCTGCCTTGCAGGATCGTACGATATATTCATTATTTCAAACGACATACGTGGTAGCTTTATTGCTACTCTAGCTTCTTGTAAATCTGGCACTTCTCTGATTCTATCGAGAAATTTAGCGCGTGGTCCATACGATAGCGGAACCTTCTGTGTGTTAATTATACCACCACTAGAATCTTTACGCAAAACGTATACATCATTAAACATTGCACCAAAAGTTGCAACGGCTTTACGTATTCGTTGATGATAAAAATAATTACCAAACATTAATTAGGATCCCCAAATGGATTTGTTTCGCTAAAGTCAATAAAGTCTAGATTGCCAAAATCATCATTTTGCTCATTACCGTGTAACTGATTATCTTCTGTAAACGATGTAACTGTTCCTGTAGCATTTGATTCTGCGCCAGTAATTATCTTAGCTGTTGAAGGTAGATGAAATTTACCATCACTTCCACCTAAGTGTATAACAGAAAGTGAATTAGTACTGGATACCCATTTAGATACTTCAGCTCCAAGTATTGTTCCATCAGTAAGAGTTTGTGTCACTCGTTCTCCAACGATAAACGATCCTGTTACTCCGCTTAATACCATATCAAACTCGTATGCGTTAGTTTGTTCTATAGTATCTATCGTAGATAAATCTGTATCAAGATCTTCACCACTATATTCAAATAATTGACAACGCATCTTAAATGTTGGAAGATTTGCCAGTTGATAAAAGGGCTGTTCATGCTCTACGTGCATAACTTCAAACATAGATTTAGACATAGGTAAGAATATAATATCTCCTTCCCTTGGCCGTTCACCGTCTATTTGGTTATCAACCTTACCAACCGTAGTATTCCAACGTCGTTTAGACACAATGAAAGTTGCTTCATCGCGTATTTCAACTCCGAACTTAGTGAATAAGTCTCCTTCGCCATCAAATCCATCCGTGTTTTCTATGTACATTTCAATTTTATACGAGTTACTAAATTTAGAAGATACATCTTCGCCAAGTATTCTATTCTCATTAACAATAGTTCTAGGAAGATAATACAGATCTTGACCATACATCTTTAAAGATTCTATGATTATATTCTCGTAGAGCTTTTGTTCAGATCTTACAGATTCTGAAAAATAGATATTTCTTGCCATATTAACCTACAAAAAAGTTAGGGGGAAGTTCATGTTCTAAGCGAATGCGTTCTCTAAGTCTATCTAATTCTGCTATAGCATCATCAAAAAGTTGACGACCATTTAGCTGAACTCCTCCTGGAAGAACCATTCCTTCAAATTTAATTAAGTTTGCACCCCATTGTTGTTTTATCAATTGAGTAGAATAGTCTTTAAGCCACATATCATCATAGACGCTCGTGTACGTCTCCGGATCTACAATTTGATATATTTCGGCAATGATATATTCTCCAGCCTTGATTTCTTTGTCTGCAAAAGCACCATGAATATATAGTCTATCTTGTCTACGTGCAAATTCTACTTGAGGATGTCCGTTTAATTTAGAATCTAACAACGATAGATATTGTTGTAATTGCTCGTAATAAGCCAGATCTCCTGCAAAGTTTTGCATATCAGCAATATCATTAAGCATCATTTGATATTTAATGTCAAAGAAGTTTCTAGATGAACCAAACGCAGAATTAGTCGGTAAGAGCCGTGATACATATATAATATCAGAAGAAATAGGAATGTATTCATTAGCTACATCATCTGCAGTAACCAGATGCTTTAGATAAGTCTTTACGGTTGCATCAGAGTGAAATTCTTGGTATAGCTGTAAAGCATCATCGATTCTTTCTTCAAGCTGATCGTCGTCTACATTTATCTCTATCACAGGATCACCGAGTCTACGAAGACAATAGTCGATTAATCCTTGCCTTGATGTGGGTGCCGCCATGTTCGTTCCTTTTTCAAAAACTTTTATCTATTTATACGTTTACAATCACTAGGAAATGTGTTATAATAATATCATGAAAACAGTATTTACAAACGGATGCTTTGATATATTGCATCGAGGCCATTTAGAATATCTAAAAGAATCTGCCTTTTGGGGAGAAAGACTTATTGTAGGCATTAACTCCGACAGCAGTATACGCAAACTAAAGGGTTCAGATAGGCCAATAAATAAAGAAGAAGACAGAAAACTTGCATTAGAATGTTTAAGATTTGTCGATCGAGTTTATATTTTTGATGAGCCAACTCCTTATGAGTTAATTAAATATATAAGACCGGATATAATTACAAAAGGCGGTGATTATGTTCCAGATAATGTTGTTGGTAACGATTTAGCTAGAGTTAAAATTATACCATATACAATAGGGTATTCTACTACTAAATTTATTGAAAGGATTCGTAATGACGCAACTTGAAGGCTTTGTCGAAAAAGGCTGGGGCCATGAAAATATCTTTGCTACTAACGATAAGTACACAGGGAAATTATTAGTATTTAATGAAGCTGCAAGGTTTTCAATGCATTTTCATGCGCTAAAGGACGAAACATTTTTTGTTCTTGAAGGAGTCTTTGATTTACTTACTATTGAAACAGAAAGTGCAGACGTTAAAAAACAAAGGTTAAATCCAGGAGATTCGGTAAGAATAAAACCTTTAACACCACACCAAGTAATCTGCGTTAAAAAAGGAACTATTATAGAAGTTTCTACTCCAGATTCAGTAGAAGATAATTATAGGGTTGCCAAAGGCAATAGTCAAAAATGATAATATGGGGTATGTCAAAGAACGGTCATGATTGGTCTGTAGCTATTTTTAAAGACAATAACTTAGGAAATAGATTTAAACTTGTAAATACTATTTCAGGTAAAGGCTCTCGACACACGCCAGAATGTATAGATGAAGCCAAGAAAAACGGCAAACCTGATTTAGTTATCTGGTATGAAAATCCATATCTTAAATCTATTAGACAATTTATAGCAGGACAAAAACATCCTTTTAAAAGAAATAACATTAAAAGATATTTACGAGATCTTAATATAAACTGTAAATGGAAATACGTAGGCCATCATGAATCTCATGCTGCAGCTTTTTACAATAGTGGATTTAAAGATGCCACTATTGTGGTTCTTGATAGTATTGGAGAATTTGATTGTACATCTATATGGAAAGCCAGAAATGGCAAACTTAAAAAAATAAAGTCAACTAAATATCCTCATAGCATCGGACTATTCTATTCAGCTATGACAGATCGCATCGGATTAAAGCCGCAACAAGATGAAGCTGCGTTTGAACAACTGTCCAGATCATATACACCATTTTCACAATTAGTAACGCAAATGGAAAATGATATAATAAAACAATGGGATCCACTACCTAAATTTAGAGTAAACTTTCACCGTGGAGCTAGACAAATGTGGTGGGATAGCGGTAAAAAAGAAATAGCCAGCGCCACGCGTACAATTTTTGAGAGTTTAGTAACTAAAGTTTTAATTCATGCAAAAGAAATTACAGATAGCCGCAATATTGTGTTAAGCGGTGGAGTCGCATTTAACAAATCTGTACCAAACATTGCAAGCAAAATATTTGATAATATATACATACCACCAAATCCAAGCGATAGTGGTTCAGCAGAGGGCGCAGTATTAGCGTATTTAAATAATGGTTGATTTAGCATCAATGGAAGTGCCAGATTTTGATCCTAATAAAGTAAATCAGAATCAGAATATACAACAAGATTGGCCGAAGAGTTTTCCAAAAACAACTATTGGATTAGAAAGAAAAAATGTATTTACTGATAACGATTACTCGTATTTGCCAGGAGCTCTTGAGTCTATACGAAGCCTAAGATTAAAAGGATATAAAGTCGTTTTAATCATGGATGAAAAAGGTAGACTTGAGTCTGAAGTAAATGCTGCTAATTTAAAAATGATGGAAGATTTTGGCCAAGCAGGAATATTTTCTATTGAGGGAATATTTTATTCAGTTGGAACAGAAAAGGCAGATCCATATGTAAAGCCCAGCGCTGGTATGTTTAAGCGCTGCGAAGATGAACATCCTCATTTAAAATTTAAAAACGGATGGTATGTGGGACATACTATTGCAGATGCAAAAGCTGCATTCAAAGTAGGATCTAGGTTCGCTCTAATTAATCCAACAGAAGAAACTATTAAGAAACTTAATAGTTTTGCTAATCAAAAGATAAAAAAGAAAACACGAATATTTAAATCACTTTCAGAATTTGAAAAGAATCTTAAGTAATTTCAGGAAATAAACACTCGTCTATATATTTCCTAACGACACCAGGATCTACGCCCATGCTCTCCATGACTCTCGGAGTGTGTGGGTTTTTCTTTTGGTTTATTGCATACCAGTTATGTTTATCGGTATAGTCGTTGTCAGTGCTAAGACCTATATTATGGATGAAGTAGTCTAAGTTATTAACCGCAAGATCTAACAGCTCTTGTAGTTCGTCAGGATCTCTAACGTTTCCGGCTGAAACCATTGATCCACTAAAAATTGCTTTAGCCCAGTCAGGTAGTTCTCTTTTCTTTGATGGAATAAAACTGTGTACATTCTCTTTGAATTGTGCTAATATATGGCTATTAGGATCTATAGGACTAAAGTCGTGAAAGGCCCCAGTTACTTTATTTGGTCCTGCAATAACATCAAATCCAAATATTGGAGCAGGATCATTTATATGAGGATATACACACAAATGCATCATCCAAAGTTTACGATCTTCTCGTGCATCGATAATATCTAAATCGGCTCTTCGCCAAATGTCAGGAGACAAATACGTATCTGCAGGCCAGGGGAAATTGTGAGTGTGTTTCGTAGTAGCGAGGTTTTCAACTATTGCTCGCATTCTTTCACTTGCATCTATAAGTTTTTCAAAGATCATATTCTTTTTCTAGCTCCTTAAACAGCGCTGTTGCATATTTAAAAACGCTTTGTGCTTCTTTGTACATATCATCATCTAGCTTAGATCTAACATATTCTATAAGGCCTTTTTTATCTTCAAATTTATACATGTTATGCGAACCAAAGGGAATACGTTTCGAAATCATATTGCCTCCATACATATCTCCAAAGTGCCGAACGTACATATGTGCCCAGCATTGGTATTCATCAATGCCTTCTACATAATCGCAATATTCTTTTACAACGGGATATAGTTTAAAACTATCATTTACTTCTAACGAATGAAAGTCTTCTACAATTTTATGATGTCTTTTAATATCAGGTATATCGTCTAATATGCCAAGTTTATCTGCCCTTTGTTCTAACCTAAAATATATCATTTCTTGCTGATATAAATAGTTAGCGTACTGATGCTTAGATATAGCACCTGACATGAGCAGCTTTGCAAACGGGCTTTCTTCTGCTTCAGTATGTACGTCTTTAACGAGATCACGTAACGCCATAACAACTCCATTGAAATAGGTATTTATATAATGATTTATGTAACAGGTGATATGATTATAGATGAGTACATCTATGGTACTACAACTCGAATTTCCCCAGAAGCACCCGTTCCCATTGTAGATTTAACCTCTCGCGAAAAGCGATGGGGAGGATGTGGTAATGTTTATAATAATATAGTGCAAACATATACAGAAGCAAAATTAGGATGTTATTATGACACTAACAACTCTTATATGTTTCCGCCTTCTCAAAATTTTTATTTTATAAAAACAGATAAGATTCCACTTAAGACTAGAGTTATATCTAATGGCAGATATATGTCTAGGCTTGATGATGAAGAATATATACAAGATACCAAACTAGAAGATTCTATTTTGGAAAAATGGAATATTCAAAAAAACGGAATATTAGTTTTATCCGATTATAATAAAGGTACTATTAAAAATCCACAAAAATTAATAAAAAATTGTAAAGGAAAAGTTTTAGTAGATCCCAAGTTATCTTTAGATAATTATAAAGGTGCCTATTTATTAAAACCTAATAGAAAAGAATTTGAAGATTACGTAGGTAAATGTAATACTCCAAAAGAATTAATGGCAAAAGCTCAGCTGACTAGAGATCATTTAGAATTGGAATATTTAGTAATTACTTTAAGTGAAGATGGAGTTTTGTTAATAGGAGACTCTATAGAACATTATCCTTCTAAAGTTGAAGAAGTATCAGATGTCACTGGAGCAGGTGATACATTTATGGCTGGTATTGCATTAGGAATAGAAGCAGGAATGGGCATTTCAGGAATAACTCGAGCGGCAAATACCTTAGCTGGTATTGCTGTTTCAAAAAACGGTACGTACACAATTAGTCCAGATGATTGGATTACATCAATAAAGGAATTAGCATGAAAATTTTAATGACCGGCCACAAAGGCTTTATTGGAAAAAACATGAAACCATATTTAGAGTCAAAGGGTCACAAGGTTACTGGATTCGAATGGAATGATACAGTTGGTGGATTTCCAGATGTAACAGATCAGGATTTAGTTATTCATTTAGGCGCAATATCAAGTACTACAGAAACTGATGTTAATAAAATTATGGATCATAATTATGACTTTAGCTATAAGTTGCTCCTAGCGTGCTGTGAAAATAAAGTTGATCTACAATACGCTTCTTCAGCATCGGTTTATGGAACTGCACATTCAAAGCATCCTTTTAAAGAAGACGATACAAAGATGCCAACTAATCCCTACGCTTGGTCGAAATACCTTTTTGATAGACTAGTGCTAAAAAGCATAGATAAACTTCCTATTAAAGTGCAAGGATTTAGATATTTCAATGTCATGGGTCCACACGATGAACATAAAGGAGATAGCGCTTCACTAATTACTAAATGGAAAGAGTTTAATTATGTAAAGGTGTTTGAAGGAAGTAAAAATATTTTTAGAGATTTTATTCACGTAGATGACGTGTGTAAAATTCATGAATTATTTTTTGATATAGAAAAATCAGACATCGTAAATGTTGGCACAGGAACTCCGCGCTCATTTATGGAATTAGCTGAGCACATGAATAAAGAGGAAATTATAGAAATTCCTATGCCTGATACTTTAAAAAATCAATATCAGGATTTTACGATGTCTGATAACGCAAAACTCGAATCGTACATTGGACAATACGAGTTTCGCTATCCTTTTTAATTAGTTGTAATAGTCAATAGCTGTTTTAGCTCTGGCAAATACATATAGTTAATTTCACTTTTAGCTAATGTTTTAATAGCATCTTCTAAAGTTTCAACCAATGGTTCTCCGCCTAAATTAAAGCTAGTGTTGAAAACCATTGGTATATTAGTCTTCTCCTTAAAGGCTTTAATTAGATCATAGTAATGTGGATTCTGATCTCTATTTACAGTTTGAATTCTACAAGTTCCATCTACGTGAGTGATAGATTTAATTTTATCCTGCTTATCTTCTTTTACGTTAACAGCGTACATCATATGAGGAGATGCGTCTAGTCCTTTTAAATCGAACCAGTCGTGTGCATCTTCTTCTAGTACTGAGCCGGCAAAAGGTCTAAAAAATTCTCTATTTTTTACAGTATTGACAAAGTCTTTTCCATCTGGATCAGATGGATCGTAAAGAATACTTCTATTACCTAAAGCTCTAGGACCGTTTTCAGATCTTCCTTGGAACATAGTTACAATATTTCTATTTGAAAGAATATCAGCAACATCTTCAGGTTCAATGTTGTTGTCTACTTTAAATTCCTGATTTAAATGTGTTTCACATAAATCATTTAAAGTATTTTTCGAGTAGTTGTATTGTGGTCCAAGATATAATGAGTCGTCTTTCATCGGCGTGGTATTTTTCGAAAGATAGTTAGATACAATTAACGCAGCGCCGATAGCAGTACCAGCATCAGAAGAAATAGGCTCACAGTAAATATTTACGCCTTCGTCAATAAGATCTTTTAATTCTTCTCTATAAAAATAATTAGCTACACAATTTAGACCATAGCCACCAGAAACAACGATATTCTTTTGCCCTGTTTGTTCGTAAGCTTTTCTAATATATGCCGCCGCTGCTTTTTGAGTTTCCGTTTGTACCCAATAGGCAGCGTTTTTTCTATTTTCTAGTTTACTTAGTTCTTCTCTTTCTACTTCGCTAAACTTATATCCTTCGTAAAGCTCAGCATTAAAATATCCAGTTTGCGGATACTGCGGAGCAACCGCGTTCCTGTTGCTTAAAATTAAATTACAATTATAATCAAACAACGGAGGAAGTCTGTCGTCAGGTTTACCATATGGGAATAGTCCCATAGTTTTACCTGCTTCAATAGCTTGAAACCCACAATACTCTGTTATAGATTCATAGCATTTGACGATTCCAGCTTTATCAGTTACGCTAATAGTGAAATTTTCTTTTGGCTGCTTATACGAAAATTTAAGATCATTCTCAATCATCCCGGTTGAAGATTTGCAAGCAGTTCTTAAACCATGGTGTTTATATAGATTTGTAAACTCGCTAGGATACTCGCATTCAATAATAGATTCTACTTCAAAGGTAATCTCTGGTTCGCCATTTACAAAGGTGTCTGATTGTAGAGTCGAAAATGTCCCGGCACCGTCAATAATAACAGCTATAGCCTTATCAAAGCCAGACCTATAAAACGCACATGCAGCATGAAGTTTGTGATGAATGTCAGCTAAATCAATAATTTTATCGTTATTATTCGCGGGGTGATCTTCTAATAGGCCTATTTTTCTGCACAGGCCAGTGTACATGTCATCGCCGCTATAATCGATAACACCCGCGTTCTCTAGCCTTTGTGTATGCGCGATAACTAGATAATCTAATTTTTCCCCTTTAGGAATATGTTCTCTAGCTAATATAATAGAAGCTAAAGGGCCTCCATCGTATTTCAATCTAGTTAATCTTTCTTCTTCAATAGCAAAGACGATTTCTCCATCTTTTACTAGACATGCCCCTCCATTATGGCCTCGAGTAATTCCTAAAATATAACCACTACTCATTTTTATTTAATTCCTCTTTTACATAATTTACTATTTCGTTTCTTTTTGCTTCTTCCATAAGCATCAAACCTTCGTTATTTAAATCATATGCTGGTTCATGCACGATACGAATAGGAGAATAAATTCTTTTATCTTTTCCTAAATCAAAAATTTTAAAATTTGGATTATTAGGATAAGATATATTTTCTGGAAAAGTAGCGCCAATAACTACAGTGGCTGGCTTTTTAAGCGCGTTGGCGAAATGCTGCGATACAGAATCACACGCTAATACGTGGTCAACAGCATTAGTTACTCCCATCCATTGTAACAAATCGAATCGATCGGTCCAGACATATGGGATATTTTTTTCTGTAGGTATATTAAATGTTGACATTAAAATAACTACCGCTTCTTTAGATAGCTCTTCCATAATAGCTAAAACATCAACCAATTCAAAACTTCTTCCAGAAGAATCAATTATAAATCTTCCTTCTTGTTTTGCTCCTTGCCCCCAAGGTTGGAATAAAACAGCCTTTTCTTTGTTTAAATTTTGTTTAGCTTCTTCAACAAAATTATAAGCTGTAACTTGTACTTGCTTAGATAAATCAAAATTTAGTTCTAAATCCTTACCGTCACCGTTATTGATTTCTATATCAAATGCCGTCATTAGATTGCATTCTTGATTGTAATATTCTTTTATTCTATAAGGTTCTACCGAAATACATTCACGATCTTTAATGTAATTTTCAAAAAGGCCTTTTGTATGTGGCATAAAAGATTTATCGCGAAGCACGGGACTAGCGAGAAATAATTCTCCCCATGCTTCTGATACTACAATTGTTCCGGGATTGTTTTTTGCGAGTTTTTCTATCGCAGGGATGGCGCAGATGACACGACCTGCGCCACCATTAATAAAGATGGCTTTATCCATAATTTCCTCAATTTCAATTCAGATAGTATTATTATATATCAATCATAAACAAATGTACATATTAAATTATATTGGACACTTAAATACTAATCGTACAGCACCGCCTCTAGGGTAGCCGCCATACGCGTTTGTACAACTACCCATAATATGACTTGGGCTTGCTCCCATACCAGGAATACATGGAATATTAGTCATACAAATCCCACCACCCCACTCACAGCCATTACATGTGCTTGAAGTTGCATATTTGCAAAATTGGCCGTTAGTGTCAGCATCACCAGGAAAACGAGGAACGCCGATTGCTCGGTACCAACCATAGTTGTTAGTATCTTTACAATAACATCCACCGCCCGAACCTCTGGCTTTAAAATAATGGGATTTTGCGAAGCAAACCCTGCCGTTCGGCATACTATCATTGGCCCCACCACAGATAACACCACAAGTAGCACAATTGTTATCTGCGCACTGCCAAAAACCTCCACAGTGACATTGACCATTTCCGCCACCGCAATTAAATGATCGGCACCACGTGGGCATACCCTTATCCCAATTAAAATATTTTAGTGAGTGCGGCGTTGGCCCATCAACACATACATTCGCCAACCCATTGCCAACGATCGAAGTAGTACCACTTCTAAATCCATTATCGTGATAGCTGGGACCCACCGAGCAACACAGTCCGCAACCAGCGCACATGCAATATATATCACCCGGAGTTACACACATTGTTATAGATCCAAAAGAACCATTTGCACCCCATACAGAGTGACCACAGCAATATCCGGTACCGCCATATGCCCCAGGACTCCAAAAATCAAATTGCACACAACAAACACCAGCAGGGACTGTCCAGTTACAGGAAGTCCCACATCTTCCTCTGTAAGGTCCACACATAACATATGTTTCTGTGTTACCAAAATCCCATGTACACCAACCAGTGGCACCGCATTTATCAGGAATAAGTCCCCAAGCAGTACAAGACATCGGGCATTGGTCTAAGCATTGTTGAATGCATATCTCAGTAGTTTTTGCTGTAGGAGTTTTAACTACCGTAACACAACATTGGCAACAAGCTAAACATGTTGCGCATTGCGCCACAAGGGATTGACATCCAGATTTTCTTGAATCAGCAGCAGATTTTTGTGCTTGCGCAACAGACAGTTGAGTGTCCTGATAAAGTTGTTTATCTAAAGCTGCTGCATATAAAATATCAGGCATTTATAACTCCTAGTCTAAGTCGCTGTGAAATATGATGTCTGGATAATCAATAAATTTTTGGGCTTGCGCGGTATTTTCCCAAGGTGTATATGCAAATTCCATTCCATCACCTTCAGGAATATTGTTAATTGCAGTAGCCACAGACAATGGAATTCTTGGAGCCAATCCAGTTTCATGTACTAAAGCCTCTGGAGTCAGCATCCAAGCATAAACATCAGCATTATCAGCAATAAATTGATCGCAAGCCGCCATAAATGCGTCTGCATCAGAATCTGCAGCAGGTCCTAAATCGTAATTGTCTCTATAAAACTTAACATTATGTTTACGCTTATATGCGTTCATATCTGAATTTGTTAAGTTTTCATCAGCTTTAAACATCGCGTCTACTTGACCGTCTTTCATACATAATTTCCAAGCCCATCTTGGACACCATGAAGCATCAGAAAGTTTTTTCCATGTTACACCGTCAGGCCTATTTGGGATTTGAGTATCTACTCTAACTTCTTCTGGCCATTCGTCGCTATCAAATAGTTCTCCAACAGATTCGTACTTAGCTAACCATAAAAACATTTTATTTTTATCTGTGTCTGGGCTAAGAGTTACTTCTGTTAATTCTGCTTGAGTTACAGGCGGGAATTGACCAATACTATCGTGCTGTTCATTAAATGTAGTAGCAAATAGCGTTGGAGCCGGATCCATGTCGCCTTGAATAAACCAAAGTTTTACTGAATCACCGTCCATTTTTAGTGTTCCAGTAGCGGTTCTCCCATCCTCCCACGAATTCACGTGCTGTAGATCTGGAACCTTAAATGTGAATGTATGGGTTGCCATATTTTAATTTCTCCGTTAAATTCTAATCTTATTTATACTAGCACCAGGCAATAAAGACGCCGCCAGAACGTCCCATATCAGAACAGTTACTAGTGTTTCCACCGCACTGCATGCCCCACGCTCCGCCTTGTCCTTGAACTCTAAAATAGCCTTGATCCCAAGATTTATTTCTACCACAACAAACGTTATTACCAGTACATGAACAGCATTGCGCGTCACAGGTTTGAACTTGAAGTCCATATGCAGTACCAGGCGTACAATGCCAGTGGCAATTTTCGCTACGTGCCCACCAATGCCACCAACCAGGTGATGAGAAGCATGAACCAGGAACTATGTTATTAATATTACCAGCCGATCCATCAGTTACAATAGGACTACAGTAATCATATTGATGGCCGCATGCATCTCTTCCTGATTGACAATTGGTTCCGCAATTCCATGGTCCGTAACAATCAAACCAACAGTTACCTTGATCCCCGCTATGACAAGGACTAAATCCTCCACATAAACACTGTGAACCATGCCAGAAGTTATAACATACAAGTCCTCCACTGCCGCCGTATGTGTTTCTTACTTGTGTTTCACAACATCCACTTGGGTGAGGAGAACAAGCAATAATACAACCAGCAACACCACCGATGCAGGTACATACGTAAGAATTACAGGACCTATAAAGCGTGTATCCACAGCAGTATGGAAAACAGCAACAAGAGCAACCTGAGCATAACTGTAAAGTATCGCCTGCGCTCATACAGTAAACTGTCGACGAGAAGCCACCATTTGGCCCATAGCCATATCCACCACAACAGTTAGCCATAAGAGAAGGACCACCTGGAGCTTGTACAAACACTTGAACTCTGCTTACTCCAGCTGGAGCTGTCCAGGCACAAGATACACCGCATTGTGCATGGGAACCAATCTGTCCACAGTCTTGCATTCTTATTTCGCCGGTCACTGCACCGCCAATATAATCACATAACATTTTAATTCCGCTAAACCCACAAGCGCTTGGAGGAGTCATACAAGATTGATATTTTGTATGGAAACATTCAATATCATATCCACCCGCAACAACAGGAGTATAACATCCAATAAAACTGTCAGCACTATCGATTAATTGTTGATAGCTAGATAGCACGTTAACTGTATTATCTGCATAATCATTAGAGGAATCTCTTAGTTTTCTTTGTTCTGCTATTTGATCTTTTTTGGCATCAATTGATCTAGCCAGAGCGTTATATGCTATTACATCTATTGTCATTTTTTATCCTTAAACCTCTGCAGTCTGAATTCTTTCAATTGAGCCATCGCTATTATAGAATATAGAAACGTTTCTTGTTACGCTATATCCATGCCCGAGGGTAGTGTATTCTTTGTATGTATTTATCTCGTCAGTATATGAATCGTAAATAATATCTGAATATGTTATCTTACCTATAGTATAACCCTTAATGCGTCTACCGCCTGAATCTCTTGAAGAATCCCATTCGTAAAACACCGTATTTGCAGAGTCATAATCACCAGATCCATATGATAAAGTAATATCTTTTAGCGCTTGATCAACATAACCTTTAGTTGATTTTTCTGTTGGAACAGCAAGGTTTGAGTTACCAGATAACGTTGCATCTGATGAGAACTCGTTAATTGATTCACCAATCTGAGCACCAATCGAACCAAGTCTCAAGCTAGTCAAACCAGAAAGGTCAAACGCAGATGCATCTAGGGTTGCTCGTCCAGTAGCCTGGTCAATTCTAAAGTAGTTACCAACTCTAAAGTTACCATCTTGGTCAGTCGAGATAAAGTAAACTCGACCAGGGGCAGTCTCAATAACTTCGTTTCCTTGAGAAGCAGCTTGCGTTGGAGTTCCAGGATAATTGGTTGTAGTCACTCCACCAGTACCAACACTCAAGAAGTCGTGACCTGTAAGTCTTACCTGAGAATAATTAGTTCTAACTGTTACGTTAGTATCATCGGTTGAAGCATTTGTTTCAAGCTTTTGCTGCGATAATGTTAATGTCGCTTGCCCTGTGCTTGAATCATATCCAGTTACGCTAGAAACAACATAGGCTCTTGCCTGTCCCGCACTATCAGCATCACCCGCAAACGATATAGATTGACCAGGTTTTGGCTGTCCAGTTAAAGTATCAATTGACACAATATAGCCATATTGGCCTCGATAAAAGTTTGAGTTAGCAAGACTTGCATTTACTGCGCCTTGACTAATAAGCTCACCGCCGGCAAATCCTGGGAAAGTGATATTTTCTACGTAGATTTTATCTTGAGTAGGTTGCGTATTAATAACGTCAGCCGTAGGAGCTTCAGCATTCCAATGAGCAGAGTCGAAGTAGTCGCCTGAATCCATCAGTCTAGCTTGACCACCAGAAGTATAAACGCTATATGATTGAGCATCAATGAACGGAGGATTAACAATGTTAATTTGCCCTCTCATTTGAGAAGCAGAAGTAGCACTGTCAAAGTTATAATACAACGTTGTTGGAGTTGTAGGTCCAACTTCAAAGAGTAGTCCGTCTACTGTACTATCAAGAGTTGAATCGCCATCAAGATTGTTTCTACTATTTAGAATTCCAGTTGTGTATTCATCTGTAAAGTTACTTGAATCCCAGCTAGTAGAAGTAGAAAGATAGAAACGTCCACCGGCAACTGATTTTGTTACGGCGCTTGCCGAGTCACCAATAAATCTATATCTTGAACCTCTATAAAGAGTAATTGCTGGGTTAGCAGAACCAAATGTCAGGGTCGACCCTCCAGTCGTACCAGCCAATTCTGTTTGGCTACCAGCGTTTTTAACTTGAATCTTAACGTTTTCAGCTTCTCTTGCAAAAAGAGTAGATGCAGATGTAGCAGCTCCACTATCAAACGTGACCCAGCGGTTATTCATTTGAGTCATACCACCAACACTTTGTATATAGTGAGGAGCATATGAATCAGCGTTTGCCGCAGTCGTAACAGTTAATCTTACTGGGTTTTGACGAGCAATATCTGTAATTGTTGTAGTAACAGTGTTTCTACCGCCAGCATTTTGTGTATCAATACCAGTAGATCTTGCTGAGTCGATATAAGGTATAAAGTTAGAAGAGTCTGTAGCCGTAACCCAATAACTATCAGCCGTGAACAATGACGCCCATGTTGAAGGTGTCAAACCTGTAATAGATATTTTTTGACCAGTTGTTAGGCCGTGATTGGGAGAATGGAAGGAAACGTTAGCAGCACGAGTCGCTCTATCTATTTTTTCATTGCTTGTCTCACCGACAATCTTAGATCCTACATTGAATTCAGTGCCACCAGTTATCGTATTACCGTCGTAATGAAGTGAAGTACCTCTGATTTTACCTGTAATTGCAACTTCGTTGGAATCAAATCCTTCAGCAACCGCGCCGTAAGTACCATAAGAGTTATTACAGTTAAGAGCTCTAATCTTACCACCGCTAGATGTTACAAGGCCAAAATCACAATAATATGTAAAGCAAGAAACGATTTCTGATTTACCGTTTTTGCGAACATGGAAACCAGCACCACCGTTATGTACTTGCGTAAATGTGTGGAAAACCATAGAACCTTGGTTTGCTGGATTATTGTTAAGCCCTCCATCAATAACAGCTCCAACGCCACCGGTTGAGAATGCTGTTGATTCTTTAATATATGGAGATTTTAGAATAACTGCAGTTGGGTCAAGTCTAAAGTAAACTCCACCAATTGTAGCTTCTTCAATATCATGAGGATTAGTTGCATCTAGCGCAAACCCAGTAAGTCCTGTAAATTTAAGTTCTTCAACAAGAACTCCACTATTTACAAAGAACATAGTTTTGCTTGAGTCACCAGCAGCTGGATGAATTTCAGTGTTCCTTTGACCATCACCCTTAAGCGTAATGTTAGCAGGAATTGTCATAGGTAGGTTTTCGCGATATCTACCGTCTTTAACAAAGATAGTAGCTGGACCAGTCACATTTTCTAATGCGAATTTTAAAGATCCCCAAGCTGTATCGACCGTTTGACCCAAATCAGAATCTGCGTTACCGTTTTCAGCAACATAGTAAACTTTATCAGCTTTGCCAGGATATTGCCAGCTATAAGCAACGCCATCTGTAGATCCTAAAAATTTACCTTTATCGCTTACCGCAAGAGAAGGAAGAACCGAACCGCCACCAGCAGCGAGTAATTCCCATTTGCCTGCGGTTAGTTCACTACCAAAGTTTCCAGAAGCGTTAAAATTCTCTAAAGCTATATAAGAGCTTGTACTATATTGTACGATGTCATTAATTAAATAACTAGTAGAACTATCGTATCCGCCAGCTCTATATCTAACGCCGTCGGTTAACGTTGTCCAATTAGAATTATCTGAATCAAAGGTTGTATTAGAAGTGTGCGATGAAGCATTTTTTATATAAGATTTATTACCGTTAACGATAATATCACCTTTATAATATAGTGTTCCTCCACCCCAGCTTCCTCTTGTATCAACACCTGAAGCAATTTCTTCCCATACAGCTGGCGTCACATCTGGAACTTGGTTAATTGTTTCAGCTTTAGCTCTATATGTCGTATTACCATATGTTGCTAATTGATCCACATAATATACTGTACTGCCTGACCAAATACCTTCAGCCTTAAGTCCAGTACCTATAAGTTGCCACAGAGCAGTATTAGTATCTGGTCTAACATTTAATAAGTTATCACGCTTAGATTTGTATGTACGTGTCGCAAAGGTTACAATATCATGTTCATAATATTTTGTTAAACTATTATATGAATCTTTCCAACTTTGTCCTTCAATAATTTGAGTCCAGTTCCCAGCTACATTTGGAGAATCTCCGGCACCTATATCTTGATTTGCGATATAAGAATTATTGCCCCATTTTGTAACCTGACCTGGCTTATATGTAACAGTACTATCATATGCGCTATCGAAAGATATACCATCTGAAAATATTTGCCATGATCCTGTTAACGGATTCGAGCCAATTGTAGGATCAGCAGAAGCAATATATGACTTTGGGCCATACTTAACAATATCTGACTTTTGGTATTGAGTTGAATTACTCCATTCGCCTTCGTATTGAAGACCATCTGTAAACGTAGAATATCCAGCATTTGGTGGACGTGTTCCGCTTATACTATTGGCTGTTGTGATATAAACAATACCACCATATGAGAATCCGTCGCCAACATTATATGTTGTGTCAGAGTCATACGAACCTTCAAACTTAAAGCCTTCTACCATCAGGTCCCAATACAGGGAAGACGTTTGTGGAATATTGCCTGAAGTTTTTAAACCATATTTGTAAACGTAAAGATTGCCGCCATACTTGACAACGTCATTAGCCTCGTACGTAGTAGCATTCGTCCACTCGCCACGATACTCAAATCTTAATTTACCGAGAT